CTCCAATATCACGTTTCTGGGTTTGATCTAAATCATATCCAAGTTCTTCTAGTTCTTCAGTGATTACGTCAACAATATGATATGTAGTTTCCAAATCATACTCTTCCACACCCTCAATCTTTTCAATTGAGGATCTTGGAAATGGAATTATATTGCTGCCATCTTTTTTCATAATACTATTATTATAACACACTTTTCATCGTTTGTAAACCCCTAATATGCTTAGAATGTATTTTACATCCAATAAATTCATTATAGTATCCTTCAGAAAGTAAAACTCCTCGGTCAAACTGTTCTTTAGCTTCTAGGTATGAGCACTCACCTTTAGTCTTACATAGATGCAGTATATCTCGTCTATAGTTATCTGCACCTTTTTCTTCAACTAACGTTTGTACTTCTTTAGAAGAGCCATAATAAGTCTTCCAATCGCTTTCAACGCGTGTCTTAACTCGTCGCTTTCTGGTCTTGGTAATTGGAAGTGTTTTAGGTTTCCAAAAGAATTTCTTTCCAACATACATCTTTCCTGTATCTAGTTCAGTTATGACATATACAAAGCCATGATATTCTTCTGGTGTTTCGGTGTATTCTGTATCGTTATATAGCCAATTCATTCCCACTCTTCTTCGCCTGTGTCGTCAATTACAAAATGTCCATCAGATATATTTATCTCTTCGAACATTTCTTCTCCACAGGCAGGACAGAATGCTATTGTTTGATCTTCATCATCAAACGTTACTTTGAATTTTGCTTTGCAAGACCAACAATCATTCATAGTGACATCCCTGAAACAGCGGCTGATAAGAAATAATCTTTGAGTTGTTGAAACCCTCCAATCGGTCTATCATTAATCACCACAACAGGGAAAGATCTTGCAGTAGGAAACCGTTCCATCAGTTGTTCTCTTGTAATGTCTTCACCAACAACAGTTTCTTTGTACTCTTGCTTTCGAGTTTCTAAGAACCCTTTCGCGCTTTCACAATAGACACAAGGTGGCTCATGTCTAGTAATTAATTCTATTTTCATTATAGACTCATTCCTTTCAGCATTTCATTATCCATATCTTGTTTTACACCACCAATAACATATGAACTAATTTCAGTTTCCTGAGGAGCAACCTGTACATTACCACCAGCAATCCATTTTTCTGTCCATGGCAATGGGTTTGCCTGTGGTGTAGAATATGGTGAAGTGATGCCAAGTGCTTTCATACGTTTGGCCGCAATCCATTCGATATAGCTATATAGGAGATTAGCATTAAGGCCAATCATAGAACCATCTTTAAACAAATAGTCAGCCCATACTTTCTCTTGATCTACAGCATCAATAAACATTTGAGTTACTTGTGGTTCCATTTCCTCTTTAATTGCTGCAAAGTCAGGATCTTCTTTAGGCAAAGTCTTAAGAATAGTTTGACTTGCTGCTAGGTGAGTATTCTCATCCCTTGCAATAAACTTAATAATCTTAGCATTACCTTCCATACGTTTAAGCTCAGCAAATGCCCAAGAACAAGCAAAGGACACATAGAACCTTACGCCTTCTAATACATTAATTGAGTTAAGTGCCATCCATAGTTTACGTTTCATTTCTAATTTATCAATCTGAAACTTGTCACCATTTACAGTATGAATACCTTCACCCAACAAAGACCACCATTTACAATAGTCAATACACTCATCATAGTACTTAGAAATATCCTTTGCGCAATCAGCAATTTCGTTAATATCCAACATCTTATCAAATACAATAGATGGATTAGGATATACATTACGAATAATATGTGTATATGAACGGCTATGGATTGTTTCCATAAAGGCCCAAGTCTGTACTAATGGCTCAATCTCTGGAAGAGATGCAATAGGCATTAATGTTTCAGTTGGACCACGACCTTGGACAGAATCCAATAGGATTTGACGTTTAAGGTTTGATGTAAAGATATGCTTTTCATGTACTGTAAGATTTGCAAAGTCACTACGGTCTTTAGATACATCCACTTCTTCTGGACGCCAAAAGAATCCTAGCATCTTATCTGTAATCTTATCCAATTGCGGATATTTTAGCATATCGTATCGTGCAACATCAACTCCTTCATCGAAGAACATTTGTGACTCTATATGGGATTTAGTTTTTTGTTTGAATACTGACATTTGATTTCCTTTCTAAATAACACAGCTGTCGCAATTTTCGTCGTCTTCGAATTCGCTTGGTAGATCTACATGAGCATCTGTCATTTCACCTGATCCATCATATGTGTTGTTATAATATAATTGCTTTCCACCATACTTATAGAACGTCACTAGATCCGTAATCATCTGAGACATAGGTACTTTATTGTCTTCGAATTTTTCAGGATTATATGACGTATTGACTGAAATACCTTGGTCTATATATTTCTGTAAGACAGCCATGATCTGAAGATAACCCGATGGATTAGGTTGATCCCATAACAGATCGTATTTATTCTTTAAGTGATGATAACCAGGTACTACCTGAGCCATCACACCATCTTTAGATTGTTTATATGATACCAAAGCACGAGGTGGTTCAATACCATTAGTTGAATTAGATATCTGAGCTGAAGTTTCAGCTGGCATTAATGCCATTAGTGTAGAGTTACGTATGCCATATTGAAGCACTTTCTTTTTAAGTGACTTCCATGGCATACGTTCTTTGTGTTTTACCAGTTCATTTACTTCCGTTTTGTAAGTATCTTTTGGAAATAAACCTTGATGATATTTGGTATCAGTGCTTTTAAGACACGAGCCACGCTCTTCAGCAAGTTCCACACTAGCTTGAATAAGGTAGTAACTCCATGCTTCAGCATATTCATCAATTGTGTTAAGCGAGTTTTGATCATATTTAAGTCCTCTTTTAGCCAAAAAGTATGCCAAGTTAATGATGCCAACACCCAGAGGGCGCCGGTCCATAGTGCTTCGATAAGCTGCCGCCACCGGATAATCTTGATAATCCAAGAGCGAATCAAGAGCACGTACTGCAAGAGTGCAGTACTTTTGGAATTCTTTTGGTTCATTTATTAGTCCCCAGTTTATAGCTGATAAAGTACATAATGATATTTCACCTTCTTCATCGTCGGCTGATGATAAAGGCTTTGTTGGTAGATCAATTTCACAGCAGAGATTGCTCATGCGAATAGGTGCATTTTCAGGGATAAATGACCCATGATCATTCGCATGATCAACATTCATAATGTAAATTCTACCAGTATCTTTACGTTCTGTAATTAGTTGAGAAAATACTTCCATAGCCGGAATAGATGATTTACGAATAGAATCGTCTTTTTCATACATCTCATAAAGACGTTTGAATTCATCTTGATCAGCATAGAAAGCATCGTACAAGCCAGGAACATCACTTGGTGAGAAGAACGTAATATTACCACCACTCAATAGACGCTCATACATAAGCTTGTTTAATTGAAACCCATAGTCCATTTGCCTTACACGAGTTTCTTCGGTTCCCTTATTGTTTTTCAATACAACAAGATTTTCAAACTCTAGATGCCACAATGGGAAATACACTGTAGCAGCACCACCTCTTACTCCACCTTGAGAGCAGGATTTAACGGCTGCTTGAAAGTATTTTAGAAAGGGAATAAGCCCAGTGTGAACGATCCCACCGTCACGTATACGGCTACCAAGAGCACGAATAGAACCAGAACCAATGCCAATACCAGCTTTCTTTGAAATGTAACGAACAATTGAAGTACTTGTTGAATTAATTGAATCAAGAGAATCACCGGCCTCAATAAGAACGCAGGACGAGAATTGCCTCGTTTCGGTACGTAGACCTGCCATAATGGGAGTAGGTAATGAAATATAAAATTGAGAAATAGCGTCATAGTAGTCTTTTATCCACTTCATTCGATCCTTGCCGTAGTCTGCAAACAGAGTTGCTGCAATCATCATATATAATACTTGTGGAGTTTCATAACATTTTTTAGTGTTACGGTCTTGGACTAGGTATTTGCTACGAAATTGCTCCATGCCCACATAAGTGAAGTCATTATCGCGGCTGTGATTGATGAACGATTCTAGCTTTTGTAGATCTTCATCGTTAAACTTATTAAGAAAATCAGCGTCATATACGCCTCTTTCAATATTCTTTTCTACAATATGACTAAACAACCAAGGCTCAAATTGACCATACACTTCTTTACGTAGTTTATAGTTAATAAGTCTAGCTGCTACATATTGATAATTGGGAGTTGCTTCACTAATAAGTTCAGCCGCTGATTTAATAAGAAGCTCATGAATATCATAAGCTTTTATACCATCATACAACTGAATATTAGATCTTAATTCTATCTCACTGATTGATACTCCCGATATCTCGTCAGTGGCCCACTCCAAAACTTTATGGACTTTTTCTAGGTCAAAGG